AAGAGATATGGCAGAATAACTAGCAATTTAACTAGTAGTAAGTATATGATATTATTAGGTTTATTTTCTGTAACCTTACAACTAGTTAGATTAGTTAGAAATAAATAATAATAAGGCCTGCCTAGTGGAGTATATATTATGTCAAGTTATGTATATGGCCATATAATCTCTACAGGGGAAGGGTCATTAAATAAATCTAACTAATCTAACTATTCTAACTAATATAACTGTATACTTTTAGCGAATATGTATGGTTTATAGGGGTTTACGGAGTGTAAGGTGTAAGGTTTTGAGACAGTAAGAAATCTAACTAGCTTAACTAATCTAACTAGTTGTAAGGTTTGGCTTAACTAGCACTATAACACCCTATCTGCCCCTAATGTGGCTCTTGGTAGTCTCGCGCGTGACTCTATAAACCCCCGACGAATGGCGAACATAGTGAGCGATAGAATAATAGACAAAGAAATACCCTGCTAGATTGCTCTAACAGGGTTGATTGGTGTTATTTGTCGATGTATATGATTACACCTTGGAGTATTGCTACTATTGCTACTAAGAATGATGACAACATCATGCCTATATCGTAGAACATGTATGATAGTACTGTTGCGGCTATCATTAGGATTACTAATAGTGTCATTTTTAATCTGTATAATGTCATTTTGTTATTCCTTGTTTGACTAGTTGGGTAGGGCGACTCTCGCCGCCCTACTTATTGGTTGATTAGAACTTGAACTTAGGCTTCGCAGATGACTTAGGTTTCTCCGCCTCTACATCTACCTTGGCTATTGATAGTTTGCCGAATTTGTAGGCAAAGGCCATTGTCTCTGTGGACTCTATCATGCTTTGCTTGCGAAGTTCGTTTATGAACTGTGTCTGAAAGGACAATTTTGTATCCATTGCCTTTTTGTTAAGATCACGATACTCATTGTATCGTTTCTTAAGAGCCGCGCTCATTGAGTCCACGTCTACTTCGTGCCAAGTTAAGTTAGTTTTTGAATTAGCCATTGCTAATCTCCTTATAGTTTGGTGCAGTGCCACCTTTCAAAGAACTGTCTGTTGGGTCACTGTCCCTGTCGACAATTATCTTTTCCCATATTAATTTAAAAATGTAAAGTTTCGCTACCTTTCCCCTTGTTTATAAAGAGTTTTATTTTTAAGAGGGAGGGGGGAGGGGGGGTAGTTGGACTGGCAAATTTTCTTGCCCCCCTTAATATAGTAAACCTCTCATAGCACGACCCAAAAAAAGGAAGGTGTAAAGTTTGTATACTTTGTAATTGAATTTGCTTGCCGATTCCGCATAATGCACCTATAGTTGCCCTGAAGAGAGGTGTATACAATGGACAGCCTACCGTTATTCCACACTAAATGGTCTGATCGTTTAGCTTTTGACATAGCTTTAATGCTTGAAGGTAGCGGTGAGACTGTTGATGAAGTAAAACAACGCCATAAAGTAAGTGGTCAAGACATATCTGGGTACAAAAATGACCCAGTATTTATGAAGCGTGTAAGCGCATATCGGGACGATATTAAGGAAAAAGGGCTTACTTTTAAGCTAAAAGCGCGTGCGCAGGCAGAAGAATTGCTTACTACTTCGTGGACTTTAATACACAATCCAGACGTATCTGCTGCTGTTAAGGCGGATTTAATTAAGTCTACAGTTAAGTGGGCTGGGTTAGAAACTAAAGCAGACGATGGAGATGCAGGTGCAGGCGGCGGGGTTAAGATAACTATAAACTTAGGCGGTCAGGATAAAACTATGACAGTAGATCATGAAGTGGAAGACGTTGAGGTTTCTAATGCTGGATAAGTTTGATGGGAAGTACAAAGGATTTCCCGCAGCTAGGTTCAGTAACTTGACAGACTATAATACATTTAGACTATTGCTTATTCGCGCAGGATATTCATTTAAGACTGCGATTATACCAGCGAAGAAAAATCGTAGAGCTAGGGAGATAATTATAATGTTGCTTCATACTATACCTCCGGAGGTTTCTCATGGCACTTGACATAAGTTACACTCCTCCTGCTACAGGTGAGAAGTTTATGAACTCGGAGAAAAAGATGCGGGTGCTTATGGGGCCGGTTGGCTCCGGTAAGTCCGTGACTTGTTCATTTGAGATTATAAGACGGGCTTCTATGCAGAAACCTGACGCTACAGGTAAGCGGCGAACTCGTGCAGCTGTTGTTCGTGAGACTGCCAGGCAGCTACAGGATACAGTTATTAAAACTTTTCTTGACTGGTTTCCCCCTGGTGTGTGCGGACGTTACATGCGTACGACTAAAACTTATTTTTTTGAGGTCGGTGATGTTGAGTGTGAAATAATGTTTCGTGCGCTCGACGATGCAGATGATGTAGCTAACCTTAACTCTTTAGAGCTTTCATTTGCGTGGTTCAACGAGTGTAGAGATATACATCCTGACATTGTTGATGCGATGTCTAAACGTATTGGACGTTTTCCTAGTTCTAAAGACGGTGGGCCAACGTGGTATGGTATGTGGGGCGACACAAACCCACCAACTATGGATACGTGGTGGTACTACCAGATGGAACAGATTGATCCTAAGGATGGAGTAGGTACAAATGATAACGGATGGGATGTATTTAAGCAGCCAAGTGGGCGAAGCGCGTTTGCTGAGAATGTTGAAAATTTACCTGACGGGTATTATGATACACAGGGGCGTAGTGAAGAATATATCCGTGTATTTATTGATGGCGACTACGGCCTAAGCTCTGCAGGTCAGCCTGTGTATAAGTATTTTAGGCCAGATTATCATATGGGTAAGGGGTCTTTGCGCCCTATTAGTAACGGCGTAAGACCTATTGTAGTTGGTATGGATTTAGGGTTGACTCCAGCAGCAATTATAGGGCAACAAGACCCCCGTGGACGGGTCCTTGTATATGACGAAGCTGTTAGTTTTGACATGGGCGTGCAAAGATTCGTCCGCACGATACTAAAACCCCTGTTATATGAGCGTTTTTCCGGTATTCCTGTACTTGTTGTGGTTGATCCAGCGGGTGTACAGCGCGCACAGACTGATGAACGTAGTGCTGTAGACATCATAAAAGCAGAAGGATTACGCGTTATTGCGGCTAAAACTAACAATGTTAGTGCAAGACTTAGCTCAGTAGATGATTTTCTTATGCGTCAGGTAGATGGTGATAGTGCATTTGTAGTAGACCCTCGTTGTTCACAGCTAAAAGCTGCGATGATGGGCGGGTATAGGTTTCATAAGAAGAACGGAACTATAGATAAAAACAAACATAGTCACGTTGCCGAAGCCTTACAGTACTTTATGTTACATGTAGGCTCTGCGTCTGATGGAGATTTACTAGCTAGACGTAGGGAAATAAAAACTGTATCGGCAGGAGGATGGACATGACGAGACTTGACACATTATGTTGTGTGTGTTACGCCATAGGCGTGTTACTACACAAGCTCTCCCTCTCAGGCTTGTTTTTATGACTATTTTGCCCCCGCCATCTCCTCATCTCTGGCGGGGGTTTCTTTTACTTGCATGAAAACTTGACTAGATGTATAACTATATACATATTGTAATAAGGAGTACACACAATGCCTAAAGGAAAACCCATGGGTTACGGTAAACCAACCAAAAAAATTAAAACAGGTAAGTAAATATGGCGGGTCTTTCAATGTTACGTGTTGTTAGCAATGACGATATGGTAAAAGCTGAAGAAGCAAAAATCCGTAGTGATATGGAAGAACGCCAAAATAGTGAGCTTATACTAGGTCTTGCCGCACATGTTAAAGCATGTTGGAATCCTGCACGTATAGCTAAAAAGCCTATAGAAAATATAATGTTACGCGCCCTTAGACAGCGTAACGGTGAGTATGAAGCTGACAAACTTAGTCAGATCAAAGCTCAGGGCGGCTCAGAAGTATACATGATGCTAACAGAAGTTAAGTGTCGTGGGGCGGAGAGTTGGCTCAGAGATATTTTGTTGGACACAGGTTCTCCTCCCTGGGACTTAAACCCTACACCTATCCCTGACCTTGGCCCTGAGCAAGAAGAAAAAATAAAAAACATTTTTGCGCAAAGCGTAATAAAAGTTTTACAAACATCAGGTCAAGCACCCAGTGAAGAAGAAATGGCAGAGCTTGAAGAAGTTGCTGCACAAGATTTTAGATTTGCTGTACTGCAAGAAGCACAAAATCGTGCCGATAAAATGAAATTAAAAATTAACGATCAGTTTGCCCAAGGTGGTTGGGCTGATGCGTTTGACGAATTTATTACTGATATGGTTACCTATCCGGCAGCCTTTATAAAAGGCCCAGTAGTACGACGACAACGTGTTTTAGGTTACAGCCGAGCGTCAGATGGTACTACTATTGTAGAAGGTACTGAACGTTTAGGCCCTGAGTATGAACGTGTTAACCCCTTTAATATATACCCAGAGCCGGGTATTACGCATATTAATGAAGGGTATATATTTGAACATCACCCTATGAGTAGAAGCCAACTATCTGATCTTATCGGTGTACCTGGTTATGACGAGGACGCTGTAAGAGAAGTTTTAAAGATTGGTAATGGTCAGTCTTGGATTAATGAAGATGTAAAGTTACAAGAAGAAGAGCAGGAACGTAAGTACTATTCTTATGAATCTCCTACAGAAACCTTTGATGCTTTAGAGTTTTGGGGTAAAGTTAGTGGCGAAATGTTACTAGACTGGGGTTTATCAGAGGAAGATATACCCGATCCTGCTAAAGAATACGATGCAAATGTATGGGTTGTAGGTAATTATGTTATAAAAGCACTACTAAACTACGACCCTTTAGGCGAAAAACCATATGTTAAAACGTCATTTATTAAAGCTCCAGGCGCGTTCTGGGGTAAAGGTATACCGGAAATCATTGAAGACCTACAGAATGTTTGCAATGCAGCAGCACGTTCCCTTGTCAACAATATGGGACTCGCGTCTGGGCCTCAAGTTGAAGTTAACCTTGAGCGTATCCCTCCTAATGAGGACATTACGCAACTACATCCTTGGAAAATTTGGCAGGTAACTAACGATCCTTTAGGTTCTAGCGCTCCAGCTGTAAGGTTTTCGCAACCTGATTCTCGTGCTAATGAGTTAATGGGTGTTTACGATAGGTTTAGTAAGCTAGCGGACGACCATTCAGGCGTTCCATCTTACGTTACAGGTGATCTTAATGTATCAGGTGCAGGTCGTACTGCTTCTGGATTGTCTATGCTTATGGGTTCAGCCGGTAAAGGCATACGCCAGATTGTTATGTATATAGATAATGATGTTGTTCGTCCTATTGTACAACGGCAGTTTGTATACAATATGAGGTATGACGAAGATGAATCTATTAAAGGTGATGTAGAAGTATTAGCACGTGGCGCTATAAACTTAGCTGTTAAAGAAACATTAAATGTTAGACGTGTAGAGTTCTTAAACGCTACTGCTAATCCAATTGATGTAGAAATCGTAGGTCAAGATGGTCGAGCAGCTTTACTTCGTGAAGTAGCTAAAGGTCTACAAATGCCTGTAGATGACATTGTACCTTCAAGAGAAAAAGGTTCGCAACAAGCGCGAGGCCAAGCAAAGATGGCTGCGCAGCAACCTGCTCCAACACCTACACAGCCCGATGGGTCACCTAAAGGTGGCGGCGATGGCAATGTTGTAAGTAATCAACAAACGGGGGCAGCATGAAGCGTCCCGATAATGATACAATAAAAGTGTTGGCTGCAGCTACGCGTCAACATCCAGCAATACTCTCCTGGTTCGATAGCTGGTATCAGCACGAGCTAGAGCAGTTGCCTAATATAGGCAGAGAGAACGTGACACGTTCACAGGGGCGGTGTCAAGTTCTCAAAGAGGTCAGAGACCTTTTAGAAAAGTCCCCTGAATATGCAGCACAGTCTTCCCCATGAGACAGCTGTTTAATTACGCATACCGATAGGAGCGTTTAACATGGCAATACCAGCGCAAGTTAGAAAACAGTCTGAGGCTGTTCAGAAATTGTATGATGATCTTAATGAAGATGTTACAGAACAGGATGTTACAGAACAAAATGTTGTATCCGAGGCTGTAGTTGAAAACATTAAGCCTGATCCAGTGGAAGACACCGACAGTGTAGAACAACAAGCAGTCGAATCTACTAATAACGAGCAAGTAAAAGTAGATGATGTAGACGAAGAAGAAACATTTGAGAAGCGATATAAGTCTCTTCAAGGAATGTATAATGCTGAAGTACCACGTCTTCACGCCGAAAAGCGTGAACTGGAATCGCGTGTTTCACAACTAGAAACGCTGATGACAACTTTAAGTGAGCCTAATGTAGCTTCTACTTCACCAGCACAAGTCCTAGTGACAGATGCTGACGTAGAGGAGTATGGCGAATCTATAGATGTTATGAGGCGTGTAAGTCGTGAAGAGGCTGCAAGCCAGCAGTCGCGCATTGACCAGTTAGAAAATCTTGTACGAGGGATGCAAACCAGCGTAGTGCCGCAAGTGCAGCAACTACAGCATAGGCAAGCAGTTACCACGGAACAAGCGTTCTG